CATTCAAACGACCCAACCATGACCGCAACCCTCAACCTGTCTTCTGCTGACGCTGCTGCCCTTGAGTTCTTTGAAATCAATTCCTCCTACGTTGAGGGGTTCGGTCTGACGAACCTGGACCGCGACGATCGCCTGATGTTCCGTAAGGGTAAGAAGGTCGCACAGCAGATCATCGACGCCGCCCGTCGTGCTTCGTTCACCCGGACCCCGTACACTGATGAGCAGGCACGCTTCATTGCCGAAACCTACGTTTTGAGCAGCGGCGACCGTGATACAGTCGTCACTGCTTTCCTGGTCCGCTTCCCCAACTCCGGGCACTCCGTTGGGTCAATCGGTAAAAAGTTTGCCCGCTTCCGTGTCCTGGATCGCTCCTGCCCCGGCGACACTCAATGGGAGAGCGACCAGCAGGTGGAAACCATTGCCGCCGACTATCCGGAGGTGTTTGAGGTCTGATGCCGTTCGTTCGTTGAACAGCAGTCACCGGCGTTCCGCCGCCGGTGGCGCCCGGTCGCGTGTATATAAAAACGCCCAACATCCCTAAGCTATAAACGACCCAAAGAGCAATCTCAATATCTCTCCCATCAAAAAAATTTTTCACACATAAGATAGAACACACAAGATTTCTATATAAAATCAAGAGACAAAAACCCGAAGATGCAAAAAAATCCCGCAGAAAATTTTACGTCCGTAGAGGTCGATCCAGTATCCGGCGAGTATTATGTAACGATTCCTCAATGGATATGTGACGAGAAGGGATGGTATGAGGGCACCGAGGTCAATATTGAAGTTGAGAGCGACTGTATTATAATCAGAGATGTCATGGATTGACATTGTATAGATAGAGTGTTATGATACTGACGTAGTTACTTACAGTTATGGCTAAAGGATTCACTGTTAAAGCAAAAAAGCAAAAACCCGGCAATGGGTCGGAAGAGGCAGAATGGGACTATGAACTGGCAAGGTCGATGGTCAAAGGCAAGACCATTGTATTCTGCCTACCCGGTAGAGGAGTTTCCTACACATATTTGAAAAATTTTGTACAACTTTGCTTTGACTTGGTACAGTCGGGAGCAAGTATTCAGATCTCGCAAGATTATTCCTCCATGGTAAACTTTGCAAGGTGCAAGTGTCTTGGAGCAAATGTACTGCGAGGACCGGATCAGATTCCCTGGGACGGCAAGTTGAAGTATGATTATCAATTGTGGATTGATAGTGATATTGTGTTTAATACTGAGAAATTCTTCCAGTTGGTTCTGATGGACAAGGACATTGCGGCAGGATGGTACTGTACCGAAGATGGACGTACGACCTCCGTTGCACACTGGTTAGAAGAGGATGATTTCCGTAATAATGGTGGAGTCATGAATCATGAAACTCTTGAGAGTATCTCAAAGCGCCGCAAACCATTTACCGTTGATTATACAGGATTCGGATGGTTACTGATTAAGCACGGAGTCTTTGAAGATGAAGGCATGAAGTATCCTTGGTTTGCTCCGAAGATGCAAGTCTTTGAATCGGGAGAAGTACAGGATATGTGTGGAGAGGATGTATCGTTCTGCCTGGATGCTATCGATGCAGGTTTTGAAATTTGGTGCGATCCTCGTATTAGAGTTGGTCACGAGAAGTCAAGAGTTATCTGATGACTCGGGCAAAGTATACAATTCTCCTTAAGGGTAAAGTTCTTTATAAAGGATTGACTCAGGAAGAATACTTTGATATTATGGAGGATCTTTCAATTGAATATTATCAGAAGGGTTCTCCAAAACCTCAAGATCTCGAAACTAAAATCATTCAAATCTAGGAGTTATTATGGCAGTTCGTTCAAAAGTTGGTTTGGTCAAAGACGGTTTTATGCCGGGGAAACCAAAAAAATCTCGTCAGGGCTCGGGTAAAAACACCAAGTATGCCGCGAGTTCTCGTAATGGGAAGCGTAAGGTATATCGTGGTCAAGGACGATAGTATTGGGGAAGAGTGGAACCGCATTCTTCCCTCACACTTATGGGTATACAATAAATTAATCATTAGCCAGGTTTTAGGTTATACTTGTGGTCCAATTGGAACCAGTGTGCCTAAACCTGGTTTTTATGTGGTTCAACCGTGTATGAGTTTAATACCAACGGAACCAAAGATTGAGTACATTGAATCTAATACGATGCACTTACCACCGGGTGATTTCTGGTGTGAGATATTTGAGGGTAATCATTATTCAGTGTATTATGAATATCATGCAGACAATACTGGTTGTTATCCTCAATATATGCACGAACACTCTGTAGACTTCCATGTCAAATATCAGAAACTGTGTCTACAGAATGGTACTGAAGTTGATCATCAAATACCATATCCAAAGATATTAACAACAAAAGGTTTGTATCGGTATGGTTGGATTAACTGTGAGTTTATTGGTGACAAGTTGATTGGAGTACGTTTTAGGAAACCTTTTGTATAGATAAGTTAAGTTTTGGTTTTGCAATATGGCGTGTTTAATAGCAAACCTTCCGTCAATGGAGGTATGGGTTCGTAAGGAATACTTGACGGATCATCAAAGTGGACATGGTGAATTCGTCAAGGGCGTCTGGGTATCGGTCAAATCAATTCCTGGACGTGCTTTTTATTTTGAGACTTATTTACCAGAATATGCGGCAATGTACGATAAATTGCCGATTAGTGCCTTTGTATCAGACCCTGAGACTCCTTCACCCGATATGAGTCTACCTAATCTACAGTTTTGGAACTGTATGGACTATGGAGTCGTCTCGGTGGATAAGAAATTCATTGGTTCAATGGACTTTGAGGCATATACAAGAGATCATGGTGTCGTAAAGGGCACTTATATCTGTACGATTGACAACTATCACCACGATCCTGACTATGTTGACTGGGCAACAAGTGAGAATCCTGCCGAACACAAGTCTCATAACCTCATTGAACTTGAAAATGGACAATATGCACTGTATCCAAACAACAGATTGCGTATTTTTGACAATAGTTTGACACCTGTTGACCCCAAAATGCCCGATTTTAAAGTTTCGACTCAGTATTATCAGGTTGAAAACGGAAATGATCGACTTGGAATGGGTCGTGAAGACGAATATTTCTGGAAAACTGCCAAAGAAAGGGATATTGTGCAAGAATTGGATGAACACTTAGGTGTAAATGAGGAAAATAAATAAAAATAGGGATAGCAACCCCTCAAAAAGTTCTGATTTTACTAATCAGGAGCAAAAATGGGCAATTCACCGGTAGACCGAGACACTGAATATATGAAAACAATGTGGGGAACAACAAGTTTGATGACTGATTATTGGTCACTACCCCAAAGAACGAATGATCCGGAAGAAAAAGTACTCTCTGAGGTCATGTATGACAAAGGAAAACGTCATGATTTTAAAAAACAGTCCGAATTGCACGAAAAAATTCGCAATGACGAAGATTATGATGATTGGGAGTACGGGACTGAACCAATTTATGGATAAGAGTATAAATAAAGTCAGAAAACTCTAGTCAAAATGGCAACTCAGAGGATATCCAGATCGTTTAAAGATATTAGTTTATCCTTTGAGCCACATCCAGTGACAAAGGACTTACCAATATTAAAAAATGAGAACGCAATTCGTCGTTCTGTGAGAAATATTGTCGAAACTATCCCAACAGAGAGGTTTTTTAACTCTTTGTTGGGATCTGATGTTAGAAGTAGTTTGTTTGAATTTGTTGATTTTGGTACGGCATCTGTAATTCAGAGTCAAATTGAGACCGCAATTGCAAATTTTGAACCAAGAATTGAAAATCTTGTAATTGAAGTAGATCCAATAACGGATGAAAATACTTTTAATGTAACTGTCATATTTGATATCATTGGTCAAGAGTTTCCGACACAAGAATATTCATTCCTCTTAGAGGCAACACGATAATCAAATGCCTTTTACAAAATTCTCAAACCTAGATTTCGATCAGATAAGAACTTCTATCAAAGATTATCTTCGTGCAAATTCGAATTTCACTGACTTTGATTTTGAAGGTTCTAATTTTTCAGTATTAATTGACACTCTAGCATATAACACTTATATAACGGCATTCAATTCAAATATGATTGTCAACGAATCTTTCTTAGATTCGGCAACACTTCGGCAAAATGTTGTTTCTCTGGCTAGAAACATTGGATATGTACCAAGATCTAGAACCTCTGCAAGAGCAAAGATTTCATTTGACGTTGATGTTTCGGGATTAAGTAATGGAAGCGTCTTAACGCTGAAGAGAGGGGTCGTATGTGTTGGATCAGCGAGCGATACCACATATACATTTTCAACGTATGAGGATATTTCTACTACAGTAACCGATGGTGTTGCATCATTTAC